GAACCTGACCCGAGGCTTTATTCCACCGCTTCATCTGGAAGGGAACGTCGCCTTTGTCCTCGTCATTCAAGCGTTTAAGCAAAGTTGATTCACGCAGGTTGGTAGGACCAAGGTTATAGGTCCACGCTACCAGCGCATCAAACTCATTCTGAGATAGCTCGATATCTACAAGGTCTTTGACGTAGTCCTCGAACTCTTCAAGGTCGTCTTTAAGAAGCTGGTCGGCTTCCTCTTGGGTGCAAGTGTCTCCGTCTGAGACGCCACGAGTATGACCGTAGCCAATCGTCGGTACATCCGCACTGCAACGGTAGGCTTCTAGCTCGCACCCTTCGAATTTTTTGATTAAGGCAATGCCTTCTGTACTTGTTTTCATAATTTAATCTATGTTGTTGAGTACTGGGATCGGACGGTTCCAATTGCCTTCCAGCAACGTAGCATCTGCCAAATCAACAATAGGCACCTGTGAAACAATCGGGTTATCGCCCCATTGAGCCGACTGGATAATAGAAAGAGGAATAGACCACGGGCCTAGTGCTCCTGACTTTTCAACTAAAGTGGCAAGGTATTCCGGTGAACTCATGTGATCGGTTCTAAATGTGCGGCCAGTAGCTTCAATGCCTGGCACCAATGCTTGCAGCATCCACTTCGTAAGTTCTTTCATCTCCATTCCAAACGCAGCTAAAGGCAGCATCGTTCCCATAGCCAGCGCCAACACCATGCCGCCACCTCTAAAGTCACCGTCCTCGCGGTATCGATTCTTAAACTCTCGTCCCATACCGCCTAGTACGGTTTTACCAAATGAGTAGAAGTATGACTTCAATCGCCAAACAACCATCGCAATTGGGTGGCTGGCCCAAACGGGCCGTTCCGCTGCATTCGGACGCACAATAGATTCATCTACAAACTTAGCAATGGCCTTAGCAACGGCTTGTCCTTCCGGCGTATCAAACGAACCGTTGCCCGAATCCCACGCCAGTATTTGTTCCCGCGTTATTGCTAACTCATCAAGCCATCGCTGGGTAGTATCGTTCTGATCACGATTTGCTATATCAAGCAGAAACTCTCTACCCATGCCTGCAGCAAACTCACGGCTAAAGCGGGTGTACCACTGCAAGCCGGTATAGCGGAAGAAAACATCTAATACTCTGCGAGCAGTCGAGTTCGCATAGTCCAGTTCACCCGCTGCCATGAAGATATTTGAAGCGGCTTCTGCTGCTGCGGAGCCGACTGCCCTTGTCAGCGCCTGATTCTCGTCTGTAGTTAACGTCCGCTGTATCTCTGCAAACGCACGACTCATGCCCGCAAAGTCTTTTGATCTAATAATCGGACCTGCTAAGTCGGTAAACGACGTAAACGCCGTAAATAAAAGTGTAGTTGTAGATGTCCACACTGCATCGACACTGTTCAGGGTTCGCACCCAGGGCTTCATGCCAATACCTACACGACCTAGCTGCGCCATAATTGCTTGCTTAGCGTATTCGCGCTGATCTTCTGGCAACCCATCAATAAGACGCTGTATCTCTGCTTCACCGCCGCGTTTCTCAAACTCGACTCGCCGTGTCGCATGATGAAAATATTGAGTAAAAGCGAGCACAGGAGGGGCTAAAGCGCCTATACCTCGAAGTTCAGTTGTAGGTATGGCTCCAAGTGATCGCGCTAAGGCGTTTCTAAAGCCAGGCCGAATATGCCCTTCGTCCTCTTGATCCTGATTAGGCAGTTCCTGAGAGTTCTGTGCGACATCAGGATTCTCGGATGGGTCTGCTAGGATCTGTTTTACAATCTCTCGCGCTTCCTCGATGGTCACATCGAAGTTACCGAACTGGTCGCCCTTGCTTGTATTGGGGTACTTCACTAGCAACTGTGCCAGTTGCTCCCGCATATCTGCGCTTTCTTCTAAGCCATGAAAATTTATCAGGCGGGGCGCGTAGTTCTTTCTTCGTCGTACTTGGAAATAGGGACGGCCTTTTTCGTCTTGTAGGTAAGTTGCGTGAAACTCTTCGAAGACCGCACGAACGGCTTTAGCTCTGGGATCTGTCAAATCCGCCGTATCAATCGTCTCGTCTTCAGCCTGCTGCAAGACTTCGTTAAGCTCAGGCGTATCCCAATCCATAACTCGGTTAGGGTTTACGCCCATCGCGGTGGCTAACTTTTGAACGAACTGATTTTCTACCCGTTGTTTGTCGTGGTGGAAGCCCGACTTCTCGGTGCTTTGAGATTTTCCGTAGAAAAACTGACCAAGCTGGACCCCGGCAGGGCCTAAACCTCGAAGCCAGTTGTCGTTCGCCGTAAGGTACTTCTTCAAGAAGCCGTAGCTTCCCGACGTAAGCATCCTCTTGCTCATGCGTTGAGCAGCTTCAATGGCCTTGTCAGGCACCTGCTCAGATATCTTACCGTTCCAGTTCCTAATGACTGCTTTGTCTACAGCATCGAGGTGGCCGTCTTCAGTAAGATTACGATAAAGATTTATATTAGTGAGGTTAGAGGCGACAAAATCTCTAACATAAGCTCTAAATTCCCGGTCTGCGCTTAGGCGACCATCCATGAATCTATTGACGGCTTGGAAAAATTCTCGAAATTTAGCGGCGAGACGTTTGAAATAAGAACCTTGTCCGTCTTTAGCTTTCTTTTGGGAGTCGTACAAATAGCTGGCTATTTGATCTGCGTACCATTCCTCAAAGCCGCCTTTACCCTCGTATTGCAAAACATCTTTTTGTAGAGCGTCTTTCTTGTACGCATCCATGAGCATATCAAAAAGTTTGCCGCCGTTATCAGCTAGCCGCTTTATCTCTTGGTCAAAAACAATGTGACCAAACTCATGCCCCAAAACAGCAGCCATGCGCTGCTCAATGCCGTCAACATCTCCATCTGAAAAGCTGTCTTGTAGAATAATAATGTAGCGGTTATCGCGAGTAATTACGGAGCCGTAGCCCATTGGCAACTCCCGACTTATTTGGGCCTCTAGTTCGGCCCGTGTTTCTGCGTTAATTCGTCCACTATCAAACTCATTTTTTATCGCCTGTAAATTTTCTTCTAAGAATGCGGTTTGTGTGTATACGCTTACAGGCATCCTAATTTGTTGACGGAATACTCTAAAAGCTTCTCCAAATACTCTTGTTGCGGCTCCACCTATATCGCCAACAACGTTTGAACCTGCACGAATTTCTGCTTCCGAAGGCGGGGTTCGGGCCTTTAAGAAATTGATATCCTCAACTTTCTTTATAGGTCGGTTACGAACTGTCCCTTCAGCATTGGCCTGTACTTCAGTACTACCTCCCATTGCAGGCGCATAAGTAAGTACGAGGTCGGTTAGCGTCATTGTGTCGTTTTCAGTAGGCTCCTCATCCATCGCCTGCCTGCGTCGTGCAACTTCGTCCGGCGGTAGCGTAGAAAGCCCGCGCTCTCTAGCAAGCCTTTGTTCCGTGCGCCGCTGTTGAACCTCCTCAAGAGTTAACGGTTGACCTAATTCAACATCGCGGCCAAGCCTGCCACCTTGAGAATCGACCGCCTCTCGATTACGCATCTGAAGATCAACGCCCTGATCTGCGTCCATAACTCCAGCCGCTCTTGCAGCTTGAATCTGTCGCTCTCTAATCTCATCCACAACCTCAACCGAGCCGCCGACAGTAGTTCCAGACTGAGTAAAAGGACGCCCTGTAGCGGGATTTATTCCTTGTGGGGTTTGAACTACGCGAGCTTCGGCTTCCGCTAAAAACTCCTGTTGCTTTGCAGGTAATTGAGCATCGATCTCTGCGTCAAGTTCAGCCGGTGTTACTACTGACCGCGTTCCTGCGTTCATGGCTTCGCGTTGTCGTTGCAACTCGTCCTGCCGCCACTGCGCCACACGTTTAAGTGCGTCCGCTGCTGGCGTTAGGCTTTGGCTCTGTGCTTGGAAACCAACTACTGGTTCAGTGGTTGCCCTCGGAACGATGGTTTCTGGCGTGAAACCCAATTCGCGGTTTTTGTCTCGTTCAAGTTCCTCGTCTAGTAACTGACCATAAGAGACTCGATCAAGTAAACCTGGGTTACGATCAAGTTTTTCATCCACCCGTTTTCTTGCTTCTTCTGGCACAAGTCGGGCTTTTTCGTCTGCAACGCGGCTTTCTAGTGGAATAGGGTCAGGAGTGTTTTGGAGTAAGTCTCGAAGCGAAAATTGTTTTCCGCCGCTCTGAAATATAATGCCGTCGTTAAAAAACGACTGTTCATACCCATCTAAGTCTGTGGCCCACCTGGGATCTGCAAGCGCTGCCGTTTGTTGTCGTTCCAGAGCAATTAATTCTTTGTTTGTATTGAACAGGTCAGGTTGCTTGGACCTCCTATTGATAACTCCTTGGGAAAAATTAACGGGCTTACCAAAAAACGAAACCTTGTAACCGCGCTCCGCAAGCACTGATAACCCGCGAAGCAAACCCGCTCTCGTGCTCTGAGCAGGCGTCAAATTTTCGCCCAAAAGCGCGTCTTCAGATCCGATATTCAGATCTCTACCAGCGGCAATCACTGCGTTTATGCCTATTGGATTAGTAGAGCCGTCGGGGTTTTCCACCGTAAAGACATCGCCCAACACCTTATCGCGAAACTGCTCCCCATCTTTTTTTGGTTTATCTTTTGTGGGATAGGGCCTGAGAATTTGTTGTCCGCGAAAAAAATACGCACGATTTGCACGAGAGTCACTCGTCGTAGTCATTTCTATGCTGTTAAGCAGTTCTTGGATACGAGCGTTCACGCGCTGCTCGGCAATCTGCGAGCTAGTGGCTCCGCTCAACAAAGCGTCTATAGAATCCGGCGCTCTGGTTATAAACAACCTATCGCCGCGTTGTTCAACAGAGTAATAACCAGGGTCATTCTTTAGGTAGGCTAATAACGTTTTGGCAAAACTCTCACTAGACAAAGGCTCAAGCGCCGCTACCTTCGCACGCTCTTGTGACGGCACCAGAGAAAGGATATCGGCCCAGTTATTTTCAAAATTGGCAGCGTCTGTTCGTCGATCAGGAGTAGTGACAGCAAAGTCAGCAACGTCTTCCACCGGAAGTTCGTCTAACTCATTAAAACCCTCACTAAGTTCCCGTTCCTGCGCTTCAGTAGTGAACGAGCCTTCCTGCTCGTTTGCATCAACTACATCAACATCACTCGCCATGTTGCGCGTTGTTCCGCGACGAGCCTGTCTGTCGGCTAACGCCTGCGGAATGCTCAACGTGTCGATGGTATAGCTAGAATCTGGAGCGATTCTATTAGCGGCTTCAATAGCTGCGGACTCGCCGCCCGCATTTGTCATCTCTTCGGAGATCACATTTCCGTCTTTGTCTCTAACCCTTACGACTCTGTCTGCGTCAATTGGTTTAGTGCTACTAAACCCTAAAGCCAAGCTTAATGAATCCTCGCTTGCATTAGACATCAGCACTTCTTTAGCGATGTTTTCATGCGGAGTAAGGAGGGTGCCTTTACCTTCTATGAAGACCGCAAAACCCTGCGACTGGCCGTTTGCATCTTCTAAGCCAACAACCTCATTAGGATCTATCTCAAGCGTATTGACTCCAGACACCCACGCTGCGTGTTTCCCTGAATCTGGATTGAACGCTGTTTGAAATTGCGCAGCTAAGTCAGCGGGGGACTCGGCGGTAGACATACCCCCAACATTTTCTGGCCCAACGCCTGTTTGTTCTGCGTCGATTTGGTTGGCAGTTCGTTGTTCCTGCGCTTGACGCAGTTGAGCTTCCGCCCTTTCAAACACTGCATTAGCTGCGCCAAAAGCCGCAGCAGGTGTACCCGCCGCACCGCCAAACGCACCGCCGCCAAAAAAGCCCATAAAGGCCGCTTGACCAAGGCGCATGTAAGCTTCTTCTGCGGTATAAGTTGGATCGGTGCTCAAGCGCTGAGTAATCCCGATACCTTCCTGTATGGTTTCAGTAATGCCTTCGGTACTGGCGCTACGCCCTAGTGCCGTCCCCAATCGAGAGGCAAATTCCCGCATGACTGAACCGCTTGGCGTTCGCGCAGCCCTCTGTGTAGCTACATCTTTCATTGCCTTAAGCATTAAGCCTTCACCGGCTACGCCTATTGCGGCAACTGGAGCACCGATCATAAGAGATTGGAAAGCTCTATCAGCATCCATATCTAAACCAGCTTCGCCAAATTCAGCGAATGAGCTTCCTGCGGCCATAGGGTATTCGGATACAAAAGCACCAGTCGCCAGTCCAGCGTTGACGTTGAGCTTGGAATTTTTCTTTAAGGTTGCATACGCTTGATCAAGCAGTTCAGTTTCAGCGCGGGTTAATGGCTGATTCAGTGCTTTTTTCTGAAGTGTGTCTTCAATAATTTTTTTGGCGGCGCTCTTGCCGCCAGCGGATAACAGAGCTTTGCCTCCCGCCTGCACGACGGCCCCGGTCATCGCAGTGCCTATAGACGAAAGAGCCATAGGTGTAATCTGACCTACGCCTGAAACCACTTGCTGAAAGAAACCACTAAACGTTGGGTTATCCACAAACTCAGAAAACGATTCCATGCCAGCCAAGGCATTAGATGCCTGCTCCTCTTCAACACGAGCAACTCGTATATTTTCAGCGGCGCTATCCGCATCACCCTGAAGAGTATTCAGCAGGGCACTAAAATAATTTAAGTCTGCCGCTGCACCGCGAATACCACTTTCTGCTCCAAGAGCAAACGTGCGTGATAAATCCACAGTGGGCGTTGGTCCGCTTAAGTCGGGGGTAATACCTGCGCCAAGCTCTCCAAGGCCACCAGTTGAATCGGGCTGAATTTGTGCGCCCATCTGTGCCCAAAAATCTGGGGTTTCCTGCCGCCTCTGTTGCCTGTAGCTACGTGCGGGGGCCTGATAAGTGGGCACTGGTTGTGTTGGCGGTGGCGCTTGTCCGCCACTTACAGAATTGAGATGCCCAAGGATCTCATCTGGCGAAACAATCTGGCCCGTCTCTTTACGGGTCATAGCGGACAGCAGAGCGCGGCGAATGCGGGGGTCAGCTAAATCGATATTCTCGTCTGGGCTAATGCCTGACCACTGAGCAACCTGTTTTATATAAGTGGCTGTATCGTTTTCATTAGGCGGTGCCCATTTATTAACCGCGCCAGCCAGCGTGGATACGCCGTAAAGGTCTTTATAATTTCCGAGCAGTTTATCTGCGGCACGAAAACCAGAGCCGATATTATCAAACTCAGAAAAGCCAGCGTCAGACCCGACTTGACCTACCCAGTCATTATTGGCGCTATAGCGTATGTTTAGCGGGTTGTTGAGCCTGATACCAAGAGCAACGCTAGATCCCGGCGCTTGATTAGGTGCGGCAGCGGCCAATTTAAAGTCCTGCGTTCGCTGCGGACGCTTTTGCTAGGAACTTCTTCATAATGTCTTGACCGCCCATTAACTGCGCAAGTTCGCCAGCATCGATGGTGTCCTCGTAATAACCACCAGCGGGGTTCTTGAACCCGACGGCGATGATATTGCCAGCACCGTCTTTCTCTACAGCCAGTAAATTTTCGATCTCTCCCACTGTTGTAGGCATTTCATCTCTAGCAAAACTGGCCCAGAACTGTTTCCAATTTGCGTTGTCAGATTTCTCAGCGAGGTGCTGAATCAAATGCCCAAACATCGTTGGTAGTTGTTTATTAATCGCGGTAGCTATCGCGCCGCCGCCTGTGCTTCGGCTGTATGCTGACCGCCAAGCATTTGCAATGGTATCGGTTGTGGCATCCTCGTTAATTAGCTCGGAATAAAAGTTATCGACAACTGGAGCGACACTTTCAGACGCTTTATCGGACTGCTCTGCATAAAACTTTTGAGCCTCCGTCTGCGCTCGGATATAAGAAGCTCGCGCATTTAGCATCGTCGCTTGCGTAGATTCCGCTTGCTGCTGTGTGTAGTCCGTAGCTCCACGTTCAATGTAATTTAGCGTCGATTGGTAGGCACTTAGCTTCTTATCGGTATCCCCAGGCGCACGCGATGCAATTAACAACGCGGTGTAATTCTGCATACGGGTAGGGATATTCTTTAGATCCTGCGGAGTTCGTACTCCTTTAGCTTCCAAATAGGAACGCATATTGGAGTATTGCGCTTCGGTAGGCGAAGCAAGCCCTTCGGAGATTACACGCTGTAAATCCTCCTTGCTGAATGGGTCAATGGTTACTCCAGAAGCCTCTGCAGTAGCCTCTGCAGTAGCCGCGATATCGCCAGCGTCTTTTATCGCTAACTCAGCGCCTTTGTATTTTTCATAAAACGCAATGCCGCCTAATTCTTGTAATTCTTGAGTTAACGTAGGTTCGCTTCTTAACGGCGGCTTAGCGGGTTTTGCATTAGCCGCATCATTAACGAATCGTTCGCCTAATAGTTCAGCGTTGTCGCTGTACCAAGCTTCAGCCGCTATCGCTGTTTCTGTTTGTTCGCGGGTAGTAGTGCCCGTGAGGGAAGTACCAGCACGAACATCTTGTAGGGCGTTGTAGATGGGGTCTGCTTCTAATCCCCCAGGAAGTATGCCGCCTGCAGTGGGCTGCTTCCCAGCGAATATCTGACTTGCCTGACTTATTTTCCGATTACGGATGTTGCTGCCGGTAGTCCCAAATACGCCGTCTAGGAATCTGCCAACGCGAGTATCCGCTGTGGATTCTTCCGCTTCTGGCCTGACTCCTCCAGCCATCTGAATGGGAGCCTCCTCTTCAGCCTTCTGTTCATCCGCTCGCTTTTGGTACTGCGCTTTCAGCGGGCCGAGGTCAACGCCCATATCATCCGCAATGCGCTCAAGTTCGGCAGTGTCTGTGTCAGGATCAGCGAGCACAGCGAGAAACTGAGTTTTCATCGCTGCTGGCGCGTTAGCTAAATTCTCTCTCAGCTTTCCCGCAACGCCAGCCGCATACAACCTATCCATATCGGCAACCAAGCCAAAGTCCTGGCCTGTACGAACCTGAAGATTGCTAATTGCTAAGTTGCCAAGCTTTTCGAGTTGCGAAGCATCAAATTTCTGAACAATATCTTCGCCTTGCGCTGTACGCCCCTGCGTAACGGGGGCTTCTTTACCGTCTGGACGAATGACTGTCACGGAGTAGGTGCCGTCCTCATTCTTGAGAATTCGTCCCGGCTCCAAGACTACGTCGCGGCCTTTTTCGTCAGTTCCTGTAGTTAACTCAGGGAACTCTTGGAGTAACTGACCTGCAAGGGCTTTATCATTTTCAACAATAGAAGCGATGTTGTAGGTAACAGTTCCGTCTTCTGCTTGAGCGTTCTCGTATTGTTTGGCCCCAGCGTAAACTTTCTGAACCGTCTGATTGGCGGCATCTGCATCCAAGCCAACTTGGTTTTGCTGCATTGTTTGGTAATTCAAACGGCGCTGATCTGTCTCATTTCCAAATTGAGAAAGATCATCGACAGCACCGAGGATTGATTGGCCTACTGTAGATCTAACCATCTTCTATTCCTAAAACGCTAAGAAAGCTAAGGCGGCGGCTCCGATGCTTCCAACCGTCGAATAAGTAGCTTGTCTACTCTGGGCTTTAGCATTGTCATAAGCCTGACCTCTGGCGTTAGCATCGGACGCTGCACTACTTAGTTGAGATTGGCTGGCGCGGTTTACGCCTTGACCAATGTTTATTAGGTCGGAAAGCAAGGCAGTGTTCGCTTCTCTTTGCGCTATTCGTGCGTTGCCAAGCGCGTTAACGACTCCAAGCTGACCCTCGCGCTGGCCTGTTCTGTTTAGCTGTTGACGCTGCGCCGCAGTTAAATTTGTGCCGTAGCGCGACAACATACGACCTTGTGATTCTCGGGCCACTCGTTGTGCTTCTGGCGCATCTTCCCGCGCTTGGTCTATGAGAGAAGTATCCGTTTGCGATCTCTCAATCTGTGCAAGTTCAAAGTCCCGGTAGTCACGAATGTAATCCATATATTCGTCGCGAGTGATCTGTGCATAGGTCGCCTCTGGATCAGTTACCGAAGGCAAACCTGAATTACCCCCGTAACCACTCATTTGCGCTCGCATATCGGATAAATAACTCATCTAACCAATCCCCCACCTCAGACGGTTCCTCAAGCTGCCGTCCGGCGCGACTGCGCCTCTAGCCGTAGGGTCTGCTGCCTGCATAGACTGGTCATAGTTGCCGGGAGACAAAAACGAACCGCCCGACCTCTTGTTCTTAATCCCTTGCTTCACAAAAGCACTACCAATATCAGCAGCAGCATTAAGTTTGGCCTGAGCGGTTGCTTGGCGATTCCTTGCTCTATTCAGAGCATCGGATGTCGCAAGACGAGAAGCCTGAGCCAAGCCCGTTTGAGCATCGGCAGCTTGATCTCTCGCAATACCTAAGACATTGCTCGCCATTTTGTTCTGAATATCTTTCGCAGATTGTCCTGCCACGCCGTACTGCCCAAGTAACGCGGACGCAGTGTCAGAGGATCTGTTTTGATCTTGCGAGGCGGCATATGATGAATCACTCAACGCCTGCATCGTATCTGCGCTGGCCCTACCGCGAAGAAGACGTTTATTGTCTTCCGCATCTATATCTACTTTGTCGCGCATCTCACGGAGCAAGGGAGCGTACTCTTTCTTAAAAAAATCGTATTCCGCTTTACCCACCGCAGCGCTTGCTTTTTCAGCCTCCGACGCTTGGTAGTCGCTCTTTTTTGGTTTAGAACCCATCTTCAATCACCTCTTTTCGAAAGACTCGCGTATCAAGAGTCCACCCGACACTGGTGGCGTAACTTTCCATCTGGGTGACAGCCGACCTAGCTTCGATGAAAGAACAATCTTCACCGGCTGCTATGTCGTTCAACCACTCTTCGTGCATCACCCAATTATTCGCGCCGACATCGTAGGTATACGCAAGCCATATCAGCAGCGTCCTGTCAGCGGTAAATTGATCTACCTCAACACTTAGAACCATCCAGCCCACAGGAGACATAAACAGAACAGCCCGGCCAGCAACCAACTCCGAATAGACATCTTCGGGCCTGAAAGTCAGTTGCGGGTTTTGGCCCAGAATATCTTCAATGCCGACTCGGACTTTTTCCCATGCGTACCTAACATCAGTAGCTACCGGATCTGAATATTCTTCGGGTCGCGTACTTGCCGGTATTGCGTTTCGTATAGACGCCACCGTAGCCAACTTTGTAGGCGACTCGTTCGTCAGCCCCTCGTGCTCGTCTTTCTGCATTTACAAGACCCTCATTAAATAGCTGTGAGTAAACGGCTGCTGTTCTTAGGTCGCTCCATTCACGATTAGGGATACGAAGAATTCGATTAAGAGCGCCGCTGACTATCGTGTCTCTAAACTCATCCAAGATTTCAGAGTCGCAGGCCGTGGACGTACTCGTTGGTTTTAGCTGCGCACGAATCCGTATGCCGCTAACAGACTTAGCATTCGGTACGGGAACCAAATGAAATACGCCTCGGGATTGTTTGATGTAAACCTCGGGCGTGCCTGTTGTATCGCGCCACTTTGGGTATCGCTGTTCGACTAACGCACTGGTCAGTGCTTCCAGGTCACGGCCTTCGAGTGTCATAACCGTAATGTTATGTACGACATAACCTGATGGCGGCTCTAAGTCATACTCGTGTATTCCTGCCACCGTGGTAACAGGATCTAGTTCGATCTGATAAGCGCCCGTTCTTTCGCAAAAGTCGATAGCGGTTGACCGAACCGAGTTGATGATCAACGGATCGGGGCAGCCCTGCGCTAATGGCAAGATATCTGGAAAAAGATCTTCGTATTTAATCGATGCCATAAGTTATACCGCCATCTGCTGTTGTGTTGGCATCATGCCGCTAGTCGAGTTTGGCGACGTAACAAGGTCAAGTTGCGACTTGCCAGTAAGCGTGCCCACAAATAACTGATAGTGCGTCTGTGCTCTATTGGCATTAGCCGCAAATTCAGACTCTTTGGTGTAGGCCCTAAACAAAACGTAATCCATCACAGCGTTAGCGTAGATGTCAGGCACGCTCAAGTTACCGCTCTGCGTGACGGTTGAAGGGTTTGCGCTATAGACAATTTCGATATAGCTGTTGCCCGCAACGCCGGGATAGACATAGAAATTGCGCGGATTCTGATCGTCATAAACGTAGTGTTTTACGTTTGCGCCATGCGCTGCATCCCCTGATACAGTAGGGTCGTGCCAGTTCGGAGTGTTGGCATCGAGGATATCTCGGCTAACTAAGCGAATAGACTTTGCACCAGTACCGCTGGAAGCCGCAGACATATTTCGGATAACTCGTAGTAGTCGGTTGCCGCTAACAGGAATTGATTGCTTCGTACCAGCTACTAGGGTGATCGTTTCATTAGTCGCAGATGCGTCTGGTTTTATTAACGCAATCTGACGCTGCGCATCGTTAACGTAGAGAACCAACTCTGAGACAACGGGCCATCTGATGCCTGTCGTGTCTTGAAGCGTTGCTTGAACTCGATCAATAACACTTTGTACCGTGACTGCCATGTGTTTTACCCGTTAAGTGCAGCCGTCCAAGCCTGTTCACGAATATCAACAGATACCTTTTCTCCGACTTTCTCATTAACGATCTTCGCTTTAGGCGAACCGTCCATGTTGAAGTCTTCAGGGTTTCCTTCATCGATCATTTCTAAACATGCTTTGATGGCCTGATCCAGCAAGCTTTCGGTGCTGGCTTCCTCTGTAATCTCTACTTCGTCTTCGACTGCAACTTCATCTGCCTCAACGACAGCCTCGCTGCCTTCTTGTTTTGCGCCTTGTTGCAAAGCAAGAATTCCTATTTCGTCAGCAACTTCTTTGGTGACGCCTGCATAAAACATGACGACGCCGCCCCAATCCGCTGTTACCCGAATGTCTGTATCTGAAGTAATTTTCAAACCAATCTCCCTAACTAAAAAAGAGGAGCCTCCCGCCAAAACTGGCCGACGGGACCAAAAGTGGCAGGGAGGACACTATTAAGGCGGAAGGCTCCAAACCGTCTACTGGGCAGTATCAAAGGCAATTACGCCAAAGTCCTGATCCGCAGCGTAGTCAGGAGCAGCCCTGTACTTTGGCTTACGGAAGCCAAAGATCTTGCCGATGCTGATACCGTTTTGATTTCCGTAGTCGAAGATATCTTCGGTCACGGCAGGATCACCGATGTCAGCCATCGCAAGGGCTTGTGCGCCGCAGAACAATGCGCGAGCACCGTCCACATCCGCATTTGCGCCCCACTTGTAACCGGCGGCGCCAGCATTTCCGCTTGCACCAGCAGTTGCACCAGCCGTGTTAAACACATGGCGATATTCGTGAATCATCACGCCATCTACCATGAGGCTGGTCGTACCAGCGAACAGGCTGTTAGAAGGACCACGAACACCAGCGTTACGAACGTTCGCTAAGAAGTCGGAATCCAACTTCAGCTTCGCCATTTGCTGTGGTGTTACGAACATGTGGTAAACCTCTTCACCAGCACCGGCTCGGATACCACGGATGTAGTTGTCCTTCGCGTATGCCTTGAGTTCCACAATGCACTCGTACTTGAGTGTGTCGGCTGCAACCGTGGCAGTTACGTCACCAGCGACCAAGCCGCTAGTAGCGTCCCAACGACGGTGGCGAGCGGCAGTAGGTGCGCTCACATCACCAGCAAACGCCAGATCCACAAGTTCGTGGCCTGTCGTGCCGGACGTAGCTCGCAGTGCGCCGTTTGTTTTAAGGGTGTACGCCATGCCTGACAGCGTGAGGAACCCAAGTTGGTCAAGTCGATCAGCCATTGCGTAAGCAAGTGCGTCTCGTGACGTTTCGCGGAAGTTTACTACCGACTTCTGATCAGCCAGACGGCCAGCCAAGCGGTTTGCAAAACGAAGTTGATCGAGCTGAACTACGATATCGTAGGCTTTCAACTGCTCTTCGTTTCCTTCCAAGGTGTTATCCCCAGTAATACCATCGCCGGTCATATCTGCCAGCAAGGTGATTACCGCTCGGGCACCTTTTTCACTTTGAGTCAGTTCAGACACACGCTGAACCATTGCGTTTTGTCCAGTACCAGCGAACTGGTTAATGAACGAGTTGTTTCGAGCGACACGCCAGAAGTCACGGCTCCAAATAGTAAGCTGTTCACTGGTCAATGCCGCAAAGTTAGTAAGAGCCATTGGCTTCTCCTATGCGTTTTTTGACTTATCGTTAACAGGCCAACTTTTGGAGCGGCCAAACCCGTGTACCCAGTGTCGTAGGGGCTACGGTTTGCGCTTTTTTAAGAGAGCGACCTCTAAGCTTTTTACGTCAGCGCGACGAATGCGTGTTTTAGGTGTACGACACCACCAGATATCGTTCTGGCAGACTTATTTCGGAAAGTTAGCACTACTAAACACCAGACGCAACAATAGTTAGCAGCGTTAACTTCTTATTTTTCCTCGTCTTCCTCTTGGTAATAGCCGACAACCGACAGTAGTTGACGTATGTACCTTTTAACCTCGGCCATATTCGAAGTTAAGTTCTCGTAACCTTTGGTCGATACGCCGTAATAAACGTTTGTCGGTGCGTTACCTTCGTTAAGATCGTCCAGATACTCCTGCATAATCGAGGGCGTCAAAACTTTCCACTCGACAGGGAGCGTGGATATCGCGTTGGGTAAAGGCGGATGATATTGAGCGGCAGGCTGAGTGACAGTCACTACTTCTACCTGCTTTGTTTCTGGCACATAAGGCTTTTGACCGATTAGGCCACAGCCGCTAATCAGAAGGATTGGTAAGAGCTTCCAGATCACTGAGCACCTTCTTTGTACCACGATTAATAACACCTTCGATCAAACCGGGTTTGCGTAGGGAAAGAACATTCATATCGTGCTTGGCGAACTTTTTTCTGATCGACTCCACCTCCGCTTGAGCCAGAGCATTTTCAGCTTGTAGCTCGTTTACGCGGTCCAGTATGCGTTGTTGTCTGGCTTCTGCCGCAGTGATCTGTTCGTTCAAGCTCGAAATACTGTTTTCCAGCACCAACTCGTTATCAGCAGCGACTCTTAACTGAGCGGCCATTGCTTCTTTCTCTGCTTCAGTTTTATCAGCGTACATTTTGAACGCACCTCCAGTTAGAAGTAGGGCAACACCTAAACCCCCAGCAAGCTGCCACATCACCATTTGACCTTGTGCGACCAATAGCGGGCACTGAGCTTTGATGGTTTAGAATCCTGCGCATTGTGACGGGCGTAATATGAGCGCTTGCGTGCTTTGTCTTTGGCTGACTTAGGGTTCTTGCCCGCGCCTTTAACTCCTTGCTGGCCGAACCTAATCAGCTTCATCTCGTGGCCTACCTGCGCCAATACCATGTGAGATTTTGTCTTATGGTTTGGAGTGCGTTTAGGCTTATTCACGCCGGACAGGCGGTGTTTCTTTAGTAGTGCCGCTTTTCTACCTTCGTGAGCCATCGGGGTCTCCTATTGCCGCCCTGTCCATGTCTTTATGTCCTTACCGATTGCAATCCTGGCGTAAGGGTTGCGCCCTTCGAATTCTGAAGATGTTTCGTAGCCTAGAGCGCCGTCCACGTACCACGAATTCTTCTCTACTCTGATTCCCGTCCAGATGATGTCTGTGGAGGTTTCTCCCAAGGAATTGAAGGGGGTGCCGTTCGGTAGGCTTGAAATGTGCTCGACCTCCCCGTACCAGGCACACCCTTGTACCAATGACACTGCGAGTAAATTAAGAAGTAACTTCATTTACCGGTCATTTTCCGTTACTCCTGTTTGACCAAGCCTGAGCACCAAAGAACGCTGATATCACGGCTGCTACCGAGACGAAGTAAACTGCGGCCATGTCCCCGAGGATAGATGCCGCTTGATTCATCCCAAAGAATTCAGACGCAACTACCAAAGAGGGGTACAACAACATTCCCCAGAGCGCGAACCAACTCATACTGCGCTGAGCGTCAGCGCGTTCGTGCTGCAAGCGCAGTTCTTGAAGCTCTTTGCTAGTTTCAAGTTCAGCGTCACTTACAACGCCGTCGCCGTCCGCGTCGTATTCAGCGTACTCACTGCCTTCTTCAAGACGCTTTGCATTCATAACTGCAATCCGATAGCGGCGACGGAGGCACTGAGAACAGTGCCCACTACCATCCACGCTAACTTCTCCCAACGGGCAGCGTGCGCGTCTGTCGCAACGCGCAGTGCTTTAAGCTCAGCCACCGCTTCGGCCCACCGTTCACCGCATTCCTTTTCGTGGATTGCGATTCGCTCTAATGCTTCTACGGCTAAGTCCGCAGCCCGTTTAGTCGTAGCCATTAGCTTTTATGCGCCTTTTGTATGGAAAAATTGTGCGTTTTGCTCGCGCCTTTATGAGCCTTGAACCCCTCTGCAGGGTCTTTCATCAGCTTCACGCTGCCGTTTTTTTGTTTCATCCAGTGGTGGCCCTTCGGCGCTGGAACTTTCACATCAAATCTCCGCGTAACCGCTTCAGTGTGGCGTCAGGCAGAGCGTTGAATTCGTCTTCGGTCATGTTATCGACGTTCACAGCCTTCTCGCCCCGCGAAGCAGAGCTTTCGCCTGGCATTTCGGGGGGCTGGCTTTCCGCCGCCTTCAATTTACGGCTCACTTCTTTACGTTTTTTGTCGGTTGTGGCCTGTGGGGGCTTCGGTGCCTGAGCCAGTGCAGGGGTTTCGTCGCTAATAGGTGCCAAATCGTTGGTTTTAACCACGAAATTGACGGCCTTGTTCAGCGCATCAACCGGATCGTAGTCCTGCGCCATGAACGCATTCCTAAGTTCCACCACTTCTTGTGTTAATTCTTGGTTGAACGACTCAGAGTTCTGGTCAAACACCGGATACGACGCTTCAAGTTCCTGTGCCGCTGTTGCTAGTGCAGTCTCTTGCGCGTTTTTTGTGACCGTATCGGTCATTTCTTTACGCATTTCGTAAGCAATTTGCTGACGTTCAGCAACGCGCATCTGCTGCCTAAGCGCAGCGGCTTTCTCAGACTCGCCATCGAGCACTAATTGCTGGTATTCGATTTCGCTTTTATCAAAATCAAACGCGTCTGGTGCGTCTTCTGGCGATGTCTGCTGTGCTTCTAGCTCGTCTAGTCGCTTCTGAAGCGCCTTTTTCTTGGCGATCTCCTCGTCTAAACGAGATTTAGGGACAGTGACCGAAGGCTTTTTCGGAGCAGGCTCCTCAACCTCGGCCACTGTTTCCTCTTCAGCTTCCGCAGCAAGAGGCTCGTCTTCCTCTTCCTCCTCTAGTACCTCGTCGGCGTCTTCGGCTTCGGTTTCTTCCTCTGAAGCCTCTTCGTCTGCTTCTTCTGCGTCTTCGGCCCGTAACCCATCATCGGTCTCCTCTTCAGGTGCTTCTTGAAAGTTCATATCGATGTTTTCAGGCTGCTCGATAGGATCGGCCCCCGGCATACCTTCAAAAACCTGTACTTCTTCTTGCGTCGTGTCTTGTGCTTCGGCCATGTGTCCTACCCTTAGTTTAAGAAACCGCTTTCAACTTTCGGCTGCTGTTTAGCAGCCGTGCTCATCGCTGTTGTGGCGAGCTTGGTTGCCGCCGAGGTTTCTGCTTGCGATGTTCTGGTGGAGTTAGTCAGAGCCG